GTTTATCAAAAATTTTTGAATTGTCTGTTTTGTTGTTTGACGCAGCTTCTTGTCGCAGCGTTTGGATTACACACTACGCAAATGTACAAAAAATATATAGACGTGCATTTTTTAAATCATTACATATTTGTTAATTTTGCTGACTTAATTTTAGATTGCTATGGCACAGAAACCGTCTATACCTAAGGGGACTTGCTAAAATTTTTGCTTTTTGTTTTTATAATTCGCTATCTATTAAGCATTTATAAAATATATATAAATCATAGACTTAGCGGGTTTTAAGCTAAAAACGGCAAAAATAGCGGAAAATATGGTAGATTTGGGATTATTAGGGCGCATAAATCAGCAAATTTTCAGCAAATATGGCTAAAACCTCTTTGCGGCTCGATACCCGCAGGCAATTAAAAGACGGCACCTACCCGGTGCAAATTAAAGTAGGCTACGGAACTAATCTATACCTGCCTACTGGCATATACTTAGCCGCCGAAGATTGGGACGCTAAACTACAAATCTGTACTGGTCGGCAGGCACGTACCATAAACAATATACTAAGCGGGTCGCTGCTCCGTGTAACTAACCGCCTGCTGGAACTCCGGGCCACGGGCCAGTATGATACCTACACTGCTGCGCAGCTTCGGCAAATGCTTACCGACATAACGCTAACCGCCCCTACTATCGGTGTGCCTACATTTGCGGAATACATTGACAAAGTAGCCAGCCTAAAAACGGCTAATACGGCTGTATCGTATGCCACCACTAAAAACCGCTTGGCGACCTACTGCGACATTACTAAGTTACGGTTTAGTGATTTGTCCTACGCTTGGTTTGAGGCATTTATAAACAAATTGCAGGCGGACGGGCTGAAACGTAATACTGTAGCAAAATATATCAAAGTAATAAAGACAGTAATAAAATACGCCGAAGATGATAATATAGCCGTAAATCCTGCGTATAAGAAAATAAACAGCCGTGCCGAAAGCGATACGCCTATGCGTAATTTACCCGTGGAGACTTTGCGCAGAGTCCGCGATACAAAGTTAGACGGAAAGGTAAACAGATATATAGACGCGTTTATGCTCTCATTTTACCTTATAGGCATAAATTTAGCCGATTTGCTGGCGCTTCCGAAAGACTGTATAGTAAATGGTCGTCTGCAATATAAACGCGCCAAAACGGGCAAAAATTACAGTATTAAGGTCGAACCGGAAGCGCAGGCCATAATAGATAAATACCCAGGCAAAACTCATCTGCTAAACTTTAGCGAAAAGTTCGGCCGCTGGTTTCGCTGCGGATGTAACGAACAATTAGGCCGCATAGAAAAGGGGCTTACGTGGTATTGGGCGCGGTATTCGTGGGCTAATTACGCAGTAGAGTTAGACATACCAAAGGACATAATTAGCGAAGCCCTCGGGCATAAGCACGGCAGTAACGTAACGGGTATATACATTAAATACAGCTTGGATAAAATCGACAAAGCAAATAGGCAGGTAATAGACTACCTTAACGCTCGGTGATAAATAGCGTAGCACTTATACAGTGCAACGCTATTCGTACTTCGCCGCGTCTATTTCGTCGGCGTGGGCCTGTAGACGTATTGCTATATCTCGGAAAGCCTCCGCCAGTTGGTGGTATTCTTCTTGCTTGAAAACCATAGATTTTTTAAGTACGGTACAGCCGTGTATACGTTGAGAAAACCAGCTTTGCGATTTATTAAAATACTGCTTTGCCAGTTGCGTTTTATTTATTATATCCTCCAACTCGCTAAACGCTGTAAACGTCGCGTCCGCTTTATATTCGATACACTTTTTGCGGCGTTCTTCATATTCCGCCAAATTAAAAATCTCTCTTTTTCCTCGATACATAATTTTTTTGTAATTTTGCCCCCGGTGAACCGGGGGTTTGGTTAATAATTTTTAGTCCCTTAGGGCATTTAATAAGCCCTCGATTTGTCTAACGATTGATTGGTTAGCCGGTGTCTCGATAAATGCAAGTAGTCGGAAAATCTGGCTAATCAATCTTTCTTTATAACTCATCTCATTTTCACACCTCCTTTGTATTTGGTACTGCAAAGGTATATAATAAATTCATTATATGCAAATTTTGGGCGTATTTATTGCTTAAAATTTTCGTTTGAGGTACAGAAATAAAGCCCAAAATATAGCGGCTATACAGCACAGCCGGCCTATATGCAAAAATCCGTTGTCGTACCATTTCAGCTGCTTTTCTACCGGGTACGGCTTTTCCACGTACACGCTGTCGGTGTGGCTAATATACACCGTGTCCGTGCTTCGCTTTACCTTGCTGTCGGTGTCGTCGCGTTCCTTATACTTGTAGACTATCTTTTCTTTGTAGATAGTTACCGTATCGTTCTTTTCCCTCACATAGACGCTATCGTGGATATATATACTATCCCGGTGTGTTATTGCCTTATATAGACTATCCAAATAGCCCCTATTTACATAGTGGTAGTCTTTACTTTCGCTGTAGGTCGTGGCGTGGCGTGTACTGGCGCATCCCGCCAGCACCACGCACGCTAAAACAAAATATCTTTTCATATCGCTAAAGTTCGGTTTGTACGTCAAAACTCGGGCACGCTTTCTGGGCAAATTCCCGGTGTCCGTGTATCGTGGCCCCTGGATACTTCGCCCCCAGTTCCTCAACCAGTTTGCGCAGTGCTATACGCTGCGCAGGTGTCCTGGTGTCCTTTGGGGTCTTTCCGTCGGCGGCCACGCCGCCAATATAGCAAATACCGATACTATTAGCGTTGTGTCCGGTGCAGTGTGCGCCTATCTGCTCAACGGGTCGCCCGTCGTGCTTGCTTCCGTCCCGGTAGATTACATAGTGGTAGCCTATGCCTTTCCACCCGTTCTGCTTGTGCCAGCGGTCTATATCCGCTACTGTAACGTCGCGGCCCTCCGGTGTCGCGCTACAGTGTATAATAATCTCGTTAATGTGTCGCATAATACTAATATCCGCTTTGTGGTTCTCTTTGAGCGCAGTTCCTGCGCTCGCATAATTTTAGACTTCTTTCCGTTTTTAGTTTTACATTTTCGCTGGTAAGCTGCAAATTCTCGGTTGTTAGCTTTCTCACCACCTCTATTTCTTCGGCAAACCTTTTTTCTTTATTCTGTAGCTGGACTTGCAGGAACTCTACGGACTGCCGCAGTACCGTAAACTCCACGCTGTCCGCCTCGGCTTCAGCCTTGCGCTTGTTGGTCTTTCTGTTCAAAAAATACTTTATGGTCTCCCAGCCTCCCAGTGTGGCTATAATAGTCGCTATGGTCGTTAATATCTGTACTATATCATTCATTTCTACTTAGGGTATAACTCGTATATAATTTCGCCTCCGTCCTGCTCTACAGTTACCAGCCAATAGGTAGCTAATCTCTGTATTAAATCCACGTCCAGCACGGAAAGCCGCAGTATAGCTTCCGGCTTCTTTTCGTTAATACGTCCCATCCCTAATTCTTTGTAGTGTTAATGTTCTTTGCTTGTACTTTTTCTTAATCGCTACTACCTCGTAGTGTCCTTTTATGTAAATCCACTGGTAGCACCTCGGCCATATCATTTGCAGGATTTTACGCCTATTGTTGTACTCGTTGGCGTGTCTCAGACATCCTAAGTAACTGTTAATGCTGTCTACCGCGTGCTGGACTTCCGGCAGCGTCTCTGCGCGGTTGAGCCTGCGCACTGCCATAACGAAATTTTTAATAGTCCGGTTACAAGTATATACGCGGTCTTTCTTTACCACGCAGCCGGTAAATGTTACGCCCTTTGTGTAGTGCTGTAAATAAAACTTCTTGGGATGCAGGGTTAAACCGTACTTGGCTAAAAGTTCGCGTATCTTCGGCACTGCGGCCAGTAGCTTAGAACTGCTGCGGTGGACTATATAGAAGTCATCCACGTATCTACCGACATACTTAAAGCCTAATACCTTGATTAAATACCAGTCCAATATATTAAGCAGAAAGTTTGCGAAAAGTTGTGAAAACAAATTACCGATAGCCACGCCTAAGCCGGCACCGTTGGTAAATAGCGATTTATTAGCGGGCAAATAATCCCACATAGCTAACGGGCTGTGCCTTTCACAAAATAACTCCGGGCAATGCAGTACGACTACCTTACACAAATAGCGTAAGTCCTCTATATCATCGCCTTTGTATTGCTCCAGTATAAAAGCGTCTATCATATCGGCTAACATAGATTTGCGGATGCTCATAAAAAAGCCCTGCAAATCCAGCTTCATAATATAGCAGTCTTTCGTATAGTTTTCGCTGCACTCCCGGACGTCATTATACAGCATTCCTATACCGTACAGCTGTCCTTTACCCTTTCGGCAGTTAAATGTACGCGGGCTGAAAATCTTTTCAAATAACGGCTCTAATCGTATCGCTATATAGTGGTGTACTATTCTATCTTCAAAAGCAGCCGCAAATACTTCTCGATACCTCGGACGTGTAACTACAAAGCAGATAGATTTACCCGGCTGGTATGTACGCGCGTTGATGCGGCCGCGCAGGGCTACTAATTTACTTTCGTAGTCCACCTCGTACATAGTCGCGCTGGCTGTTCTCCGTTTCCTAATACGGCAGTCGTAGTACGCTTCCAAAAGCCCAGCTGTAGTAATCATACTCTTTAATCTCCGTTATGTTTTTGAAATCTGCAAAAGTGCTGAAACGGCCCTAACTCTGTTCTTATTCGTCGCCTTAGTGTTGTTGTTCGCGTTGCCGTTGTTGAGGTTCAAATTCCACGCGTTGTTCGCGCTGTACTCGCAACTTCGTGCCGCTCTTGCCTTGGACTGAACGCCCGCAGCCATAACTATAAATGATAGTGCGCGGCCCATTTTTAACAGATAACTTTAGCACGCTTGGTTAGTCGTAACCTCCCTAAATCCGGCGTTAATCGTTATCGTTTCTGCTGTCTAACTTCAATAACGAATTTTTCCACGCGGTAGATTGCTTGCCGATTGCGTCCATAAGTTCGATAATATCTGCGTGTCTGCTTAAACCCAAAATCCATTTTCTTTCACCCGCTATACGCACTAAGGTTTTGAGTACTTCAAAGTCGGTTTGGAAATCTACCAAATGCTGTACACGTACTGTGCGCTCTCTGTTTAGATATGCCGCGGAAATCTCGGATAATAGATTTACCGCAATATCCTGCATTTTGTTGCCTATGGTAAATTTGTAGGCTCTCGGAAAGTTCGGTACTATATCCAGTATCTCGTCTATCAGTTTCCGGCAATCTAAATATATCTGCGTGTTAGATACCAGCTTTGCTTTACTCATTTCCTTTACTGCGCTTAGGGGCAAATTAGTACGGCTTTCGCCGTACTTTTAAGATTAAAATATAACTACTAAGTACTAATATAAAAATGCTGAAACGGCCCTAACTCTGTACTTAATCGTCGCCTTAGTGCTGCCGCTCGCGCTGCCGAAGTTGAGGCTCAAAAACCACGCGTAGTACGCGCTGTACTCGGTAGAACTCCAGTACCACGTTTCGCCCAGCGGTGTAGCTCCGTTTATAAACGATAGCGCGTAATTGATTTTACGCATATTCGCGTAAATCATCATTAACTCGCACTCGGACGGTAGCCACCACCTGCCAGCGGTTAGTCCTTTGCCATTTGCATTTACGCGGCTGTACGCTGCGCAAAAGCCCGGCGCGTATGCAGGGTCGTTACATTCGGCGTGCGTAATCTGCGCGGCGGTGTTTTCCTTGCCGCTCCAGTCGTCAAACGCTACCAGTCGGTCGGTAGTAGTCTTTCCGCCTGCGCTTACCGCTGCGCTGCTCCACAGCAAACCCGCGCTGTCGGCTTCGGTTGGTGCCACTACCAGCATTTTACCGCCCTCAACAACTACTACGCCCTCGGCTATTTCGCCGCTGTTTTGGTAGCTCGTCCACTTGTCCGGCTTTACCATTCGCGGGTAATTGTCGCTGTTAAGGTGGAACATAATAAATATTCCGTCGTTAATGCTGTTAAGGTTGATACCGTCCAGCAAAGCGGCTTTGAAGTTTGCCAAACTAATTTTGGTAATGTTGCCGTTAGCGTCGGTTAGCGGTATAGTCTGCGACGTTGCTACTGTCGTTACGGTCGTAACCGCTGAAAAAGTTTTAGTTTTCTTTGTTGCCATAATCTTTTAACTTTATGCTATGTTAAATATTCTACCAGTCATTATCGCGGAAAGCTCCTATGATAAGGCCCCTACCTAATATATCCGTGTCGGGCGTAGGTGTCATAAATTTGGATAAATTAACTACTTCTGCCACTTCGCCGCCGTTCCAGTTACGCAGTATCCCGTTAGCGAAGATTTTAACGTTATTATAGTTGTTGTTCCCGTTTACAACTAATGCGCGCTGCGTAACATCCATTATAAGCTCGTAGTTATATACTGTGTTGCCGCCAATGCTGAATACGACAATATCCACCGGGAAGCCCGCGTAGTCGTTATCATTACCAACTAATGGCAGTTGGTAATACCCCACGCCCTGCGCACTGGTTTTACGTGTAAACGTCACGTAAGCGCCGTTTTTGCCCGTTCCTTTGGTATAGTAATATCCGTAACTGCCTTTTACCTCCAGTACGTTACGTTGGGATGCCCCAAAAATACCCCTGCACCATAAATCGGAAGTATAAAAACGGTAGCTTCTATCGTCCGTATAATTGTAGCCTTGGTGGTACATATCGCCGGAAAACCATAGCCTGCCATCGGAGCCAAACGTAATATTGCCTACTACCTTGCCGCTGCTGTCTACGCAGTTCAAAGTCCTAAAGCTGCCCGTTACACCTTTCAGCTCGCCGGATATTGTTACGTTCTCAAATGTGCCGGTATTGCATACTACGTTACCGTCCTTAATCTTTACCACGGTATTACCGCTGCTGTCTGTCATTTCCAAAGCTTCTACGCCCAAATTCTTAATAAGTGCGTAGGTAGCCAGCAGAATATTTGCGGCTACTATTTCGATTTTGTCTGATAACTGCCAGTAGTGGTTATTTACATCGTCTGTACTTCCGGGGTAATTGCTTGCCGTCTTGGTGTGCGCCTTAACGCAGCTGTAGTAGTTGTCGTTATAAATAACTACGTCTTTCCACTGCTGCGCCGCCACTCCTGCCTGGAAAGCGTAACCCGTTGCACAGTCTTTCCACATCTGTGGCCCCCGCAAAGCGGCCCCCTGCTCTCCTTTGTCGCCGTGGTCGCCTTTACGTATAAACTTTACTACCTGCGTTCTTGTCGTACTCATAATTACTTAATGCTTGTTATTGTTACCGATACATCGCCGCCAGCCTGCATACAGTGAGCACGGGTAACCGTTTGACTTGCTTTCGGGGTGTCTCTGTCGCTATTGAGGTAAACGCCCGCCGCGTCTTTAAGCACGAAATAAAACTGCGTATCTAACGCTTTCATACCCGTTCCCCTCGTTACAACCTGCGGCGTGTAGGTAACTTCGCCGTTACCGCTGGCATCTTCGGTTATCGCCTCATCTTCCGGGCTTGGGTGTGGGTCTATATCGTAAGGGTCGGAAGCGTCCATAACGCTCTGTATATCCGTGCCTATTTCCGCACCTGCACGCAGAACGTGTACGCGATACTCGCCATAGGTGTTAATATCCGCGCCGTTTACCGTCAGCGTCTGCGAAGTCACGCCGGTAATAGCCACCCAGCCGGTGGCCTCCATTTTCTCCCATACGTAGGTCAAATCTTTGCTAAGGGCCTGGCCGCTTTGGTATGCCATAGCCTTTAATACACAGCTGCCGCCCTTTGCGGTGATAACAAAGTTTTTGGTATCGCCCGCCACAATAGTAATACGGTAGCTGCTGCCCGTTGCCTGCTGGATAGGTATAGTATAGCTGGCTTGTATCTGGTCGCTCTGTGTGCCGTAACTTATAGCGGCTACCATTTTGATAACAGCAGGGGCGTAGCCTGCCAAATCCGCTATGTTTTTGAGGATTTGCAGCCCGTAGTACAACTGGTCGCCGCTTGGCGTTACCGTCTTGAAATAACCAGCAAAAGTTCCGGTAGATACTCCGCCGCTAAAGTTGATTTTTTCCCCGTTAAAATAGTACTCCATACTGTCAGGGTCAGCCACACCCTCAGCCACTCGGCTACTGGTGCAGACGAAATACAAAATAGGTTTCAGTACGGAAAAGTCCGGGTACACGTTGGTAACATCGTTTACCGTACCCTCGTACTCTTGGTACAAATCACCCGTAGGCGACATAATAACTGCTGTATATGTGCCGGCCTTGCTAATAAATTTAATAGTCCGGCTGGTGCTTGCTACGCTCATACTGTTTCTGTGTTTTCAGTTGTTATACTTTCCGCCGGTGTTTCCTCTACTGGTACTTCTTCGCCCTCGGTAGTCGTTTCGTCTGTAGCTTCGGTTTTCTCTGCGCTCTCTGCCGGTGTCTCCGGTACTTCGGCGCTTTTCTCAGTGTTCGCCGGCTTTTCTACGACAAAGCGGCTATCTGTGGCTGTCGGCAGTTCACGGCATACCGTACCGTCCTGCTCCTGCCTTGCCTCGTGCGCCTGCAATGCGATACCGCCTATTTGCTCCAGTATCTGCGGCAATTCTGTAAGCCTGCCGAAAGGCAGTATATCCGCCTGCCATAGCAGGTAATTACCGTCTTTCACTTTGTTTCTGTCTTTCTCCAAACGTAGATACTCTGCTACTTTTGGGTTTGCTTTAATATACCTTGCCATAATATCGTAATATGTTTTTTAGTGTATAACCATAACCGCCCCGTCTGCGTCACACATAACCGCCCCGTCTGCGTCGATAAGCGCACCCACGTAGCCCCTATCTTTCACGTCCAAACCGATAACCGCGCCGTAGTTGTTATCCATTTTTGCGGTGGGTATCGTAGGCTCTTTGCCGTGTTCCACCAGTGAATAGCTAAGGCTTCCGCTGGCTTTGTTCGTGGCTATATACCAAAGTGGTAGTAGCTCTTTTTCAAAGTCCGGCACGTCTCCGTTAGTGGTACGTACGAAAGCCGCAGGACATACCGACAATATGCCTGCGGGCACGTTATACGGCACACCCGTAAAATCAAATTCGTAAGCCGGTATTCTACGGATAAATACCGCTTCAGCCTGCGGGCTTGCGTCCGTTAAAGCCACGCTATCGGGCGCACCGTCAGAGCTGTACTTGCAGCGGCAGCGCAGGCGAATTTCGCCACCCATTAAACGACGGCTAATTACTACCTTATCGCCATTTACGGTAATATCGTAATCCATTACCGGGTCTGTTTCGGCTTCGTGCCATACGTTGCCCTCGTCCATTACCTCCCATACAAGCGCATAGCGGTTAGTCGGGCAAACCTTATCGCCCAGCCACACAGTAGCCGTAACGGTCTGCGTGTCGGTGTCCGAAAGCGGGTTAAATATCGTTTGTTCGCCCGCGTCAAGTTCTACGCGCACGGTGTCCGCGCTGCTGTCGCAGGTTATTTGGTACGTGCCTTGTATTATTAGTACTTGCCCGTTCCTGCTATCTATGTACTCGGCGTAGAACTCCAGCGTAATAGGTACTTTCGGCTCTGCGTTGCGCTTTACTTTGATACGCCCGTTATTGCCGCCGCTTGTTGTAATCTCGTAATTTGTGTTGTGTACGTCTATCAAAGTGCGTACGCCGTTTATATTCTCGTACCAGCGCACGTTCGTAAGCAAATGATTAACGCTACCGGCAGTTAATATATCGTCCTTATCCAGTATGGATATGACTGGCTGGATAATAAACGGCGTAATAGTGTAGTCCGGCGTATATTCCTGCGTGTCCGCGTTATAATCCTGCTTATCCGGTACGCTACCCTCAACTGCAAAGGATATTTGCAGCTGTAGGGGCTTCCAGTTAAAATCAAATCTTCTTGTTTTCATATAACAAAGTCTATCTACTAATACTGAAAAATAGCGGTTTCGGTACCAGCTGCGTTACCCATACCGTCACGCAGTGTTACTGTGGCTATGAATTTTAGCGTACGCGGCACGTATCCGTTAAAATCGCAGTCTGCCGTCGTTAGGTCTATGGACTTGCCCTCACCGCCTCTTTTTAAGGCCCACGCATTATCGGACGCTACGCGCTCGTTTCCGTCCGCGTCCTCGCTGTACCTCGTCCACTGTACGTCTGCGTCCAATATATCGTCCGTAACGTCCATATTATAGATTTTGGCTATTATGCGCAGCGTCAATTTGAAGCGGTCGGGGTCAAATAAATAGTCGGTATCCTCAAAAGCTACAGAAAAGTCGGGGTTTCCCTCCACCATAGCCCAGTCGGTATTATTCCACGCAGGGGCCGTGTGCGTGCCGGTCTTTGCGCATCTCCACTTACAGCCGTTATACCAAACATCGGATATTTCGTATACGCCTGTAGCCGGGTTCCTGTCGCTGGCGTAGTAGTCTGCGTACGCGCTCCACTGCCCACGGTCTATAATCTCGCTAATCGGTTTGCCCTTGTAGTCTATGCGTATAACGTCCTGCACTATCAAGCCGCGGGCGTATATGTAGTCCTGCCCGTCGATAATAGGCAGTCCGGCATTTTTGAGGAAATCCGGCAGCGTGCCAAAAGTCGCTCCGTAGTTTGTGTCTTCCAGTATAGGTTTAGTTACTCCCGTTAGCCGCACTATCCGGCCCTCGGTGCTGGATAGGTAAATACAGCCCTGCCGTGTGGTGTCGGTTTGATTGCCCCAACGGGCTATCTTCATAGCCTTGCACGGCGGGTAATTCTTGCCCGCCGGGGTCTCGTTATCCGGGTACAGCGTTACTTCTATGTAGTTGTTAGCGGTATTCACGCTGTTTACCCTCATCCAGCAGGTATAATAAATGCCGCTTCCGGCAGCCAGCGTGTTAATAATGCCCTTTATTACGTTGTTCGGGGCCTGCGCAGTAAAATATCCGTCCCACTTGCTGCGCAGGTGCAGGCCGTAGCAGTCGTTACCCAAATCGTCGATACTGTCTATAGTGTCGCTTTCGGTTAGCAGCTGGTCGCCCTCGATAGCGGAAAGCCGGTTAATAATAAGTTCCAAACATTCAAAATAACTTCTTATCCGCACGCTCTCAAATTCGGCGTTACCGTCTTTATCTATACCCGCGCCCTTTCCGGCGTACAATGATTTTACAAACTTGCCGTACTCCGCACCACCGCCGAATACAGCCAGCCCCAGCACTTTTATAGCCTGCTCGAAAGTTATATTACCTTTGGCTACATCATCCACCAAACGCGATAAAAACTGCTTCCTAACCGGGCTATCTTCCGCCAAATCCTTGGCGACATCGGCGTAACCGGCTTTAACCTTTTCCGTTATCTGCACTATCTCGGTTTCGCCCGTTTCGGGGTTTTCTATCTCGCGCAGCTGCGTTAGGTACTGGTAGCCGTTACTATCTGTAGAAATTTCGTTTAGCGCAGATAAGTTAGGGTGGGTGTGCCCGTCTCCTCCGGTAGGCGTTCCACCGCCTGCACCGCTCATTACTACCGTAGCGCTCGCGCCGTTGCCTATTCCCTGCTCCCGTAATCTATTGCTACGCGGGCGGGGTGTCCTTTGGTTTATAACCGCTGTGTATTTTTTGTCCATAGCCTTTACTTTTCTTCTATGCTTTCGTATTCATCCGGCCTAAATTCGCAGTACTCAGCATCCGTGCAGTCTGTTATTACGTCCTGTGTGTCGGACATAAGTATAAAGCGTTTGCCCTCTTGGTTTTGCTCCGTGTAGTAGTGCAGTCCGCCGTCTATAATCGCCTCGCCGGTTAGCGTGGTTTTACGGTCTGCATACTGGCTATACATCGTACCTATTAGCAGTTTTTCGGGGTGGTCAGTAACGCCTGCGCGTTTGAGCTGCTGCAACTGCTCGCCGTTACTCGTACGGTGGTAGATACCCTTTGCCGTAGGACATACCAGCGAAGCAGTACCGCATATGGTATCTATGCTTATTTCCTCTTTGGCTGCCTTATTGATATATCCGCTATACTCCACATCCTCCAATTCCGCATCGTCGAAAATCAAGTTATTATTTACCACGTCTACGGTGGGGGCCTTATACAAGCACCAGCGCAAAAGATTATAAATACCTTTTTTGTCCCATTGGCTTTCACTACTGCCGAAGTCGCAGTCATCCGCTTTTCGTCCGTAGTCATAGCCTAAAATGCCCGTCTGTATCTGCACCTCCAAATATCCGGCTGTCGGTGGGTACGGCATATACTCGCCGTCCTCCATTTTCTTGAAACTGTCGTATATCTCCGTGCCGATACGTCCGCCTTTGCCGTCCGGTCTACCTATACAGTGCCGGTTTGCTTTCCAGCCTCTAATCCCCGCGTCCTCTTTCAAGTCATCCGGGTTATAATACTCCAGCCAGCAATCGCCGCCAGGGTCTGCACCCGCTACCCACTTACCCTTACTATAGCCTAAATGCCCCTTTGTTGCGCCCGCTGCGGCCTCTTTGTTGCTGTAGTGGTACAATGCCTTACCCGTAGCGTCATAAAGCGTTATACGAGCTGGTATAAAGACAAACGCGCTACAGACTTTTACCGTATTGTCGTTGCCGTCGTCGTTGTAACTCGTGCTGCCGGATAACGGGTTATACCTTGCGTCTATCAGTATTTCTTCCGCCACTCGTACTTTGTACTTCTTCGCGTTTGTCTCGTCCAGTTTCGGTAAGAAAACGCGATTAGTAGTTAGTATCTCACTGCCTCCAGTTAAGGCCCCGTGCGGTATGCTGCTATGTACTTTCCATTTAGGCCAGCCGGTATTTATACCGCCGTGCCCGCCAGTGCGGAAAGCGTAAGCCACGCCGGACGTTTCGGACGCACCACCCAGCAGCGGCAAAATATGGAAATACTGGCAACCGCTGCCTATGCTCTTTAACCCGCTGCCGCTTCCTTTGTTGTTTATAAAAATCGTGAAGTCTATTAAATTGTAGTCCCAGCTACTGCCTTGTTTGTTGCCGGGGTTGTAATCCGGGTAATAACTGTAATAGTCGCCGTATTCGGGGTCGTACTTGCTGTCGCTTGTTAGGTTTACGTGTTCCACGTTGTATTTGCCGCCGTATTCTATTTCACTATTAAACACATCGGCAGAACTGTACGGGCTAAACGATACTACCACGTTATTAGCCACTTTATCCGTACCCATAGTCTGGCTATCGCCGTCCCACTCTATAGCGCGGCTGCTGCCTTTCGTGTATAGGCCGTTTAGGTCGTACAGCCATACTTTGCCCTCTCTCTGTACTATCCTAATCGCCAAAGGCTGTAAAATACCCTCCAATACTTCGTATAGCGTTGAGGCTTCGCCGTCCTCATCTACAAAATTTTCGCTGCGGATTGACAAACCGCCCCCGGCTATGTTCACGCCGTCGGCAAACTCCGTAGTAATGTGGCTTGTATCTATACCCCCGTACAAAATGCCGCCTTTATCTAAGGCGTACTGTACGATACCGCGTAGCGTCTGTATTCCGGATAAATCGTATTTCATTCGGTCTAAAATACCGAAGTCGGAAAAAGTTAGGCTAACTTCGTAGCCGTTGAGCCTTTCGTACGGTTCTTCGTAAAATTCCGGGTCTATCGTGCCGCTCCAGTACAGCGCACCATTACGGTAGACATCCAAACGAATACGACCCACTTCGATAGTGTATAAATCTTCGTAGGTTCTGTCGCCTGGGCTAATTATCTTCAGCGTGGCTGTGCTTCCACAAATAACGGTTTCTTTGTCCTCGCGTCCGTACTCGATAACCAGCGGACTATCTGCCGGAAAGTCCAGCGCTCCCACTGTGGTAAATGCGCTGTCTGCCTCCTGCATTATATCCGTGCGCCATATAATACCGCTGCGGCTCAAAAATTCGCCCCTATATCTTACGTACTTCATATACTAACTGCGTTTACTTAGGTTATTTTCTTTGTTCAGTATGCCTACCAGTGTGCGGCCCTTAATCTCAAACTGCACCTTACTAAAGTCAATACTACCGGTAGGTTCCGCCAGCATACCGCGTAGCTTATCCAAAGGTGCTATTACTTCCGGGTTGCCACTGGCTCCGGCATACTCGCCAACCATAGCCAAAGTAGGCCCTGAAACTACGCCACCATCAGCAAATTTTGGTAAAGACTTCATAGCAGCAATAATAGCAGCCACAGCAGCTAAGCCCAAAGCAATACCGACAAATGGTATGCTTGAGTGTGCGGCCATAGCCCCCGACGCAGCGGCGGTTACGTTCGCTGTAGTTTCCGCGCTTTTAGTCGCTGCTAAAGACGCAGACGCGGCCATTTCCTGCGCAGCTCCAGTAACGGCGGCGGTTGTCGCCATTGCTGTTGCTGCTGCTTCCCCCTGCTTGGCTGCTGTTAGCATATTAGTTACCCCAGTTAAACGGCTAATAATGGATATTACCGTTTGAAAGCCGTCGTACAAGCCTATAAAGCCGTCGATAATTCCTACTACTAACTGCCACGCGTTGCCGTTGCCTTTTAGCGCGTCCGTTATGCCCTCTATGCTGCTGCCGATATTCTTAATACCGCCCCAGCCGTCCTTTAGTGCCTTGCCAGTTGAAACGCTCGTTTTTTCCGCTTCCTTTCCGGCGTTCTTGATTGCGTCGGCTTTCTTATTCCACGCGTCTATCTGCTGGTTAATCGTAGCCGCTTCTTCTACGGTAGCCGTCTGTAACTGGCTTGTAAGTGTTTCGATATTATCGCCTATTTCCTGCAAATTAGCGGCGTCCTCTTTCCACAGCGGCCCGTTATCAGTGGCTTTTCCGGCGTTCTTGATTGCGTCGGCTTTCTTATTCCACGCGTCTATCTGCTGGTTAATCGTAGCCGCTTCCTGCTTACTCGCATTTTTCAGTTTTTCGTTTAATATCTCTATATTATCGCTTATCTCTCTGAGCGTATTTGCGTCCTCTTTCCACAACGGCGTATTATCTTTAACTGCTATGCCTGCCTGCTCTATAGCGTCCGCCTTTGCTCTCCAGCCTGCTATCTGCTGGTTAATCATCGCGGCTTCTTCGATACTTGCAGTTTGCAGTTTGCCGCGCAGGACTTCTATATTATCGCTAATCGCTTTTAGTGTGGTGGCCCCGTCGTCATATACCGGGGTGGTAATCTTCGGCGCAGCGGTTTTGGTAGTCGTGCTGTCTGACGGCTTGTAGTTCTCGTACTTCTTTTTTGTCTCGTCAAGATTTACAGACGTGGTAGTATTCGTGGTCTGTACCTCCACGTCTACTTTAGCTTTCTTGCCACCTAATCCCAGTATCTTTATAAGCCATTCATACGCAGATTTTGCCTTATCTATCAGCCACTTGAAAGCCTTAACCAAACTGTCTTTTATGGCTATGGCCAATTTGGTAATTACACCCAAAACCTTATCTACGATATTCCGAAAGCCCTCGCAGTTCTTGTACGCCGTTACCAGTGCGCCTACCAGTGCGCCTATGGCAGCGACTATTAGCCCTATCGGGTTGGCGGTAAGGACTAAATTAAGTACCTTTTGTACCGCAGTCCACGCCACGGTAGCAGCTTTAACCACCTTTTGCGCAGCTGCTGCCGCTAACGTAGCCACCTTGTTTTTGATTACCGCGGCGGTAGATACTACAAAAGCTTTGGCACTTGCATACAAAGTCGTGGTAAGTGTCTTTAATCCGGTTACTAAAGTCGTTACGGCCCCTAACGCCTTAGTGGTTTCCGCAGCAATAGTGACAAACGGCAAAGCCCCATTTACAAGTCCGCCTAATTCCTCTTTCATATCGCCCAGCGTATTAACTATCTGCTGCTGCTTTCCGCTCTCGGTCTGCGCTAATTGGGCGTTCATTTCGCCGACGTTGTTAGTAATGACCTGCGCCAACATCGCCGCGCGTTCCTGTTCTGTACCGTATTTCAGTACCGCTTCCTCAGCCTTGGTAAAAGTAATGCCCACGCGCGTAAGGGCCGACGTTTGCCCCTGCATTACTTTGCCCATAAGATTACCCACAGTTACCGCGTCCTGCGTAGTAGCGTTAAGTCCTTTTTGCTGCGCTAACAAATTATTCATTGCCGGTAACAGCGTTTCCAAACTTGCCTTTTCGTTCAGAAACGTGGCTATCTGCTGCGCTCCGCTTAGCTGCACCTCGTCGCCGATAACGCCTATTTCCTGCTGCGCGCTGGCCAGCTCCTTAATGCTCTGTATCTCCTTATCAGTCGCACCCATACGCTGACGCATAATGGTAGATAGCTTTGTTTCGGCCATTTCCTGCACGGCGTACGCGTCGGCTAAATCCTTCATACCTGCTTGCAGTTGTCCGAAGCTGCGCTGCGCCGCGTCTATGCCGGTAGCCAAAGCCGCAAAATTTATTACATTACCTTTCAGTTGCTGCGCCTCCGAAAGTGTGGACGTGATAACCTGCTTTAGCCCGTCCGCGTCCCGCGCTAAATCCTTGAAACTTTTGCTGTCACCGTCCAGCTTAAAAGTTATGCTAATTGTGCTTTTGCCCGCCATAATTATATCTCGTCGCCTAATTTCTTTACTAATTCCTCCATACGCTTACGCTGCTGTGCAGCCGTAAGTTTAGGGGCCTTTCTTTCTTCTTGCTTCCTTTTCTTATCCCACGGAAGCGGTAGCAATTTTTCCGGGGTTATTTTCTTGTTCTTTGCTAAATGTGGCTGTATGGTTATTGTCGCCAGTAAACGCATACGCTCCCACTTGTCCTTAAAATCGGTATCGCGCTGCTCCACATATGCTTTGTAGACGGCTGTAAAATCTTCAAAATCCATTTTACAAAAATCGTCGTAACTCAGCCGTATGCAGCCCAGCGCGATACCCAGTAAATCGTAAATGCCTTTAGGCTTTAACTTTTTTTTTCTTCCGTGCTTTCGTTGCCCGCCTTGTTGCCGTCCTGCATTGCCTCAGCCCACGCCGTCATATCGTCCGGGGATAGTGCGTCCGCGAACTCCATAAGCGACATATTAAAAGGCTTTTTGTCAGCCGCCGAAGCGGAAGCCACGCAGCAGTACAAGTACGTGCAAAGGTCGCTAAAATCGTTATTGCTAAGTTCTGTTACCTCCTTGCCCGTTTCCTTTTTGAAACGCAGCATAGCCCCCATAGTAGGCCGGCACGGATAAGCTATGCCGTTAATGGTTACTTCTATCTTCTTCATACTGCGTTACTGGGCTGGTACATTTTCGGTAATTGCGGTTTCGTCCAGTACGTCCGGCTCTCCGTCGTTTTCAAGTGAAATACTGTACGTGCTGTCGTCCTGCGCAGGGTCGGTACGCTCCAGTGAAGCGATAACGCATTTGCCAGCCAAATACGGTTTGTCGCTTTCCTCGCGTTCCATACATTTAACCTCTACGGACTTGCCCTCTTTCCACAGTTTGAAAAGCGTCTTAAATCCGCTTTCGGTCTCGTCGTAGAATACCAGACCCTCAGCACTAATAGAATAGGACAAACCCGTTACACCTTTGCCTTTCCATAGCCCGCTACTCATTTTTGCACTGGCTACCGGCTTAACGGCTCTTTCCTTTGTCTCGCTGTTAAATGTGCTGGTATGGCTGGTACAACTTCCTACCGCCTTACCGCCTACATATAATAACATATCGCTACCATTACAGTAGCCCTGCTTTGCTGTTGCTGCCATAATCTTATATCTTTACGTTAAATACTAATTGTTGTACGTATGCGTCGTCCTGCCACGCTTCCTCGCTATCTTCCAAATAACAGCTGCGCATAACTAAGCCATCCTGCGCTCCCTGCGCTCCGTCCAGTGCGCCGCGCACAGCCTCCGCCAATTCCACGCCCTCGGTGTAGCCTGCCGTATAGCAAAGTATCTCGATACCTACCGTATCTGCGCCCCTCTGTCCCTTTACTGGTGTCTGCACCAGCTGCGTACGTCGGTACACTATGTATGGCAGTTCCGCGCTATCCTCGACTACCGGGAAAACCTTTTTAGCACGTGCCATAACCTCGCTATCCTCTATAAGTATAGCCCGGATAATTTCGCCTGCGCTAAGGCTTGATTTACTTACAGCCATATTTTTCAGAAACTTTTTGTACGTTATCTATTACCATTTCGTGGATATCCTGCGTTACGGTGTCCTTTACATCATTGAGAGTTTGGGCCATAAAACCGTATCTTTTCATATGTCCGGTGCTATGCTGCGCCCTTTGCCTGCTTGCACGTCTGCGCGTGCCTTGCTTCGGCTTCGTTTGGCGTTCCTCAGTTCCGCTTTCTGCCCAAATAAGTATAGGTTTTTTCAGCCCTTGCCGGTTGGTGTGGTAGCCCGCTTCGCCCTTTCCGTTACTGCCTGCTCTCTTTGTACCGATAGTAACCCTAAAACCAGCGGCCCGCTTAAAGACTACGGCGCGTACGCCTTTTTCCAAATCTTTACTGGATTTAATACCACTGCTGCGTAGGTTATTTATCGCGGTCTTGCGTACTTGGTTAGCCTCCCTGCGGAAAGCTCCTTTTAACGCCTGCGTCCTACGTTTAGGCTCTAATTCGGCAAATAACTGCCGCAAATTACTATCATCGTACTCGATTGGCATATATGGTTATTCATTAACTCGGTCGCATAACAGTATTTTATAGCCCCTATCTAAATTTGGTATAATAGCCACTACAGTATAAAGATAGCCGCCCAGCTGTCGCACTCTCCAGTTTTCCGCTATCGGGTGCGCGTCGCGTATATTAAACTCTGCACTGTACGCCGGGAAATGTTCGCTCACTTCCTCACTGCGGTTTCCGCTTGCTTTTACTCGCTCGGCCCATACGGTACGGGTTTTCTCGTACTCCACGGTCTCTGCGCCCATTCGGTCGGTCACTCGCTTCGGCTTCAGTATATCAAGTTTGTATTTTAGTGCGCCTGCTCTCATTCTGTAGGGTCGTTTACCAATTTTCTATAGGGTTTAATTAGGGCTTGCAGTGTATATGGTACTTCCGCCATTTGCACGCCGCTAACGGCTTCGCGCTGGTTATACCAGTGCCCGGCGATAAGTAAGACGGCCTGCTGCAATTCTGCCGGGAAAATCCCGTCGCCCATTTGCAGCAGTTCTTCCGTGCTTCGATTGGTTGCACGGCATACGTGCTGCTCTGCGGCGGTAAGCAGGTGTGTTAAATACTCGTCGTCGTCGCTGAAGTCGTCCGCGCGGACGTGCTTTTTAAGTAATGCCAAATCCACTGTAGCCATAATTAAACGCTATAAAATTCTACGTGTTAGTGTATTGTTTTAGGCCTTTTTGATTTTTCCCAAAACAAATGCGTCCTCGCGCAGTGTAACTGTGCCGAAGCGTGTGTTAAGCACGAAATCTACGGCGTTATTACGCGCCAGTGTGTACGGGTCAGCTATTACGCTGGTCTGTCCGAAAAAGCCGGCAGCCTGGTAGCTCCAGTCTCCGAAGCCTATGTAATCTTCGCCTATAGCGTCTGTGGTAAATACCGGATAGCCCAGTACTCTATCATTTTCGCAAAGGAAACGCCCGCTGCCTGCGTCTACTTTCACATCCTCCAGCTCGGCTTTCATCGCCTCAGTCATTACCCAGCACGGCGCGATAATCTTAACCTTGCTTGCTACGCTCGCTTTGATTTTCAGCAGTTCTTTACGCGTAGGAACTGCGCCGGCGAACTCTACTACCTTTTCGGCAGCTTTAACAAACGGGCCGTAAACCTTGCGCTGCTTAGTTGTACTGTCCGCGGCTACGTAGTCTGTGGTAGTAGTGAAAAGCGCGGCGTTAATCTCGTCGATAATTGCCGCCGGCATTTCCTCTTTAATTACGTTTTCTACGATACCCTCGCTATCCTCCAGTTCCTCACGTGTTACCGGAATAGCGATACCCAAACGGTGGCCGTTGGTCTCCAACTTGCCCCAGTCTATCTTACTATCGGTAAGTCTTTCGGCTTCGTCGGCAAAATGTGCCTTAGCCTTTCCGTGGGTAGGCCAGCGCAAAGTACCGATAAGGCCGCTACGGATTGTTAAACCTACCTTATCGTAGATAAGTCCCAAACGGATAGGGCCTAACATTTCCTGTTCCTGCGAAGGGATAATACCGGTATCGGCCAAAGCCGCGGTGGTCTGCGGTGTAACTTCACGCATAAGCGAAATAGTTACCTTTTGGTTTTTGTTCAAAAGCATTTCACGCAGAACCTCATCGGTATTTACTTTCGCGGTGCTTCCGCTCTCTACTGCGATAGCGTGCATACGCATTTGCAGCAGCTGGTTTTCGCGCGAAAGTGTTTTATACTCCGCGTCCTCCGCGTCGTTACGCTCGCGCTGCTCGTTTTCGCACGTATCAGCAATTTCGTTGATACGGTCGCAGTTGGCCTGGTATTTATTGACCAACTCGCGCACAGTCATTGTTTTTTTGTCCATAACTAAAAAACTTTTTTGGTTAAACATATAACTTACAAGATTTGCGAAGCAGCGCGGCGCATTTCGCGCACTTGCTTACGCACTTTGTTTTCTTCCTCTTTCGGTTTCTCCGGCTCTCTTAACTCCTTGATAAGTTCGCGGGCCTCAGCCTCGCAACTTGTTTCGGGGTATGCCGGGTCGGCGGCCAGTGTAAAATCATATACGCCCGTCACCACCTTAACGGTGTAGGTAATTATGGTTTTACCGTCCTCTCTCTTTACGTCTCGCTCTACGTACGCACTGTCGTAATAGTGCGTGCTAAACATAAAGCTACAGCCGGATATATCGCCCCTGCGTACCAGCTCTAACGCCTTATCGCCGTCCGCTGTGTTAGGCGCGTCGAACTCAAACGCTACGCCCTTTTCGTCCACAGTATAGGACAAAGGACCGCTGCCGTTCTTGCTGCGGGCTAAGATTAGCTGCCGGTCGTGGAACATCGTAAATTTTATATCACAGCCGTCCAGCAGTTCTTTGGTAATTGCTTCCGGTGCTATTACTTCTACGGCTTTTTCGTCGTCATAGTCGTAGAGTGGTGCGGACGGCGTATTAAATAGTATGGCATAGCCGGTAATAGTACGGCTTTCCTTTTCGCCCTCCTTTGCTTCTCTTACCCTCAACTGTGAAACGGTGTGCAGCATACGGGTAATAGTTTGTTCTTTATTCTTCGCCATTTTCTTCGTTATTTGTCTGTTTGTTATCTATTGCCGCAGGCTCCGCCGGTTTGCCTGCCTCCGCTATTCCTTTGAGGTTTGCAGATACCAGTACAGTATCGCCACCCTCCACCGGCGGTTTGTTTTC